AGCATTTACTGTAACTACGCCAGATGGGCCTTGCGCTCCAGTATCTCCTGTGTCGCCTTTAGCACCAGTCGCGCCCGTTGCACCAGTATCACCTTTATCGCCTTTAAGTCCAGTTGAACCGATTGGGCCTTGTGCGCCTTGTGCGCCGGGGTTTCCTTGAGTGCCTTGTAAACCCTGTGGGCCTGTTGGCCCCTGTGGGCCTTGAGGACCTTCTGGACCCTGTGGACCAGGTGGGCCACCTGGATCTCCCTGATCACCCTTCTCGCCTTTAGGACCGGGGAATAGGTTATTAGAGCTTATAGTTACGCGACCCATTACTTACCACCTAGCATCGGGATATTAAAGAACGAACCATCTGTATCGCCCTTTGTAGTGAAACTGATATGGCAATGATGGTTATGTGGATTGCTTCCAGAATACTTGCGCCAGCGCCAGCCCAAGCGAGACGATGCAATTCGTCCTGCGAAGATAACATAGGAGATGCGCTTCTCGCCACGCTTAGCCGCGAGTCGAATCTGATCTGCAATATCGGGCATGAGGTCGGGCTTGCCTGACTTATGAACATCTCGATCGACATCGATCGCTCTAACAATCCCAGTCTCTCGATCAGGATTGTGGTCAGAAGGACGCGCTGAATGACGGAGATCGCCGATCCAACCATCGGAACGCCTATCACGATCAGGGAAGGAGTCATCGAACTGTTCCCTTAATTGTTGGCCAGCCTTGCATAGAATAGGTTTCATTGTCCGATGATCGCCTGTGCTTCATCGAGGTTGAGTCCAAGTGCCTCAAGTTTAGCGATAGCCGAAGCCTTAGCAGCTTCTTTAGAATCTGATTGAGCCTTGAGGGCTAACTCAAGTCGCTTCATTTCATCCTTAATCTGCTTCAGAGTCGGAGTTGTTACTCCTTCTGTGTGCCAGACCAAGGTAGATAAATCATCATTGCTCCATGAGAACTCTGCATTAGGACGAAGTGAGATTAAAGCTTGAGTCATTGAAATCATTAAACAATTACCTCCTGAAGAATGATCGACCAAGGATATGCAGTTACACCAGCGCTTGAGCTGTTCTGGGCCACCTTGCATTGTAGTTTATAAGTCGTTGCAGATGTCGTAGCAGGTGAATCTAAATACATTAGGCAATAACGCTGTCTCAAAGAAATGTCGTTTGACCCTGCAAGCCCCCAAGTAATCCAAGGGCCTGACTCCATAATTGAAGTTGAAGTACGCACAATCTGAAAACCTGCCGAAGCAATGTTCGGATTTTGCCAAGGGCCAGCATAACTACCATCAAAAGATACGCTAACGAGAACTTTGCTTGAAGATTTAGTTGGGGTAATGGAAGCAGATATAGAAGTCACATCGACATAAGAACTCGAAGTTGTGGTAAATGAAGATGATCCAGTTGTCTGGATTACCTGTCCAACCCGGTCTAGGTCGTAAAGGGTTGAGTCGATGGCGGAACCAAGGGTACGGATAGCCAGAGCGCCATCTTTGACATAGCCTGTGTTATCAGGCGTAGTCCAGCCGAAGTTAGTCGTTGTTGCCATTGTTGCCCCTAGTCATCGTAAGTGTTCCATTGTACCGTAGCGCCGACTGTAGCCCATGTAAGCGAGGCTGAGACATCTTGCCAGCGAGTAGGTGTGAAGCTGTAGGTGTAGTCGGTTGTATTGAGAGTCAGCATCATTTCGTACTGATTGATCGAGAAGGTATAGCCCTCGACGAATCCTCGATAGGTCGTGTTCTTTAAGGCGATTGGAAGTGATGTGATCTCGATTGGCTCGCCCATGCTCATCGAGATGTAGAAGTCTCGTAGAACATCTGAGACGTTGGTTGAGTTGATTGGGATCGTGAATGAGCTGAGAGAAGTCCGAGGATAGGCTCTAAGGGTTACATAGCGATCTGCCTGTGTCTGGGCATCTGCCGCATCGTGAAGTTCAGTAGAGATCGATCCATCTACTTGCCCGAAGTCTGAGATACTTGTGGCATCTGTCGCCGTCTTTGTTCCAGAAGCGTAGGTGAGAATAAGGTTATTGAGGATATCTGCCAAGGTTTTTTGGCTTGAGACATTATTCCAGAGAATGTGACCATTAGGAATTACTGTGTAGCCATTGGCTAAGGCATCAACTGTGCGGCGAGATTCATTGGCAAAGCCAACTTTGCCGAGTGAAGTCTCATAAATGTATCCGAATGCTTGCTGAGCGAATGAAGCAGCTAGTGAGTAAGCATCTGCTGGCGATCCTGATCTGATTGCGAACTCATAGATTCCTGGGCTATCGACGACATCGATCGTCTGTCCGGCATCGTTGAAGATGCGAGTCATGCGATCGGTATCCATCTCCTTAGCCCAGTTTGATGCTCCAATGATCTTGCGAGACATCTGGGAGAACGGGCCAACGGCTGTGATGGTCTGGACTGCATTAGTCCCGATTGTGCCTGAGCCTGCGAGGTTGTTATCAACGCTAGTGATCTTGCCTGTAAAGATTGTGACGTCTGCGTTTGCCACGTTCTTGACCTTGATGGCTACTACTTGGTTCATCTCGAACCCATAGTCTGTGCCAGCAGTATTTAGAATTGAAATACGAGCATAGGAAGATCGAGCTTGTTCCCAGACTGAAGTTCTGCCATAAGATATCTGAACGTCTGAAAGTGTGATCGACTTGCGATCAGTTCCGTTTATCGAGATGGTTGCGCGAGGAGTCCAAGTCATGCGCCCACCAGTAGCGAGGCTCCGACCTTGTTGAATGTGCCTGAGAGTGTTGCCTCACGATTAAGAATCTGGGTGATCTGTCGAGCTGTGGAGATAGGATCGATTGCGCCATTAACTGTAATGTTGATGACGTTAGAGCCACCACCCATCGCGCTATTAGGAATGATCCTGCCTGAGCTTGAAGGCGTAAATAGTTCTGGGCCTTTCTCGCCTACGAGATAAGTTGTACCGCCCATGACTGGGCCACCAGCGGCTCGACCACCGCCGAACATTCCACCGATAGCACCGCCGATCTTTGAGCCTAAATTGATGAGTGTCTGGAATCCTCGGATGAGGGCTCCGACTGCATCCAGGACTACTCCGATAGCAATACCAATTCCTTGAATAGCGAGCTTAAATACTCCGCCTAGGAATGGAGCGACGTACTTACCGAGGAACTCGAATAGGGCTTGAAACTCCTCTTTGTTATCTTCTACTGCGCTCTTGATGTTCTTGAATGCTGACTGGATACCTTGGAAGACTGGGATGAAGATTGACTTGGCTACTGTGATGAAATTGGTAAGCGCGTTGCCTATTCCCTCTTTGCCGCCGATTGAGTCGATAAACTTCTGGACGCCCGGTACTACCTTCTGGACGATGAAATCAACCATGGGAGTAATGGCATCGAGAATGAATGAGCCGACTGTTTCCTTGCCTTCATCGAAGGCGATCTTGAGGCGACCCATCTTGCCTTGGAATGTATCGGCTTGCTTTGAGGCTTGCCCCTCGAATGTCTGTGCGAGTTTGGCAGTAATCTCATCCATGCTCATCGTCGCTAGTTCAGCCTTGGATAGACCAATACCTAAACGTCCTAGTGATGCAGTATTGCCCTCAGCTGCGCGAGCCATAGCATTAGTGACGGCTTCGAGTGACTTACCACTACCAGCCGCGACATCGATTGCGATAGTCTGTAACTTCTGGGCTTCCTCAACTGATTTAACACTTTTGACTAGACGATCTAAACTCGGACGAAGTTCATCGTCTGTGACGCCTTTAGCCAGAGAAGTCTTAAGGATATAATCCTCTGTTGCGCTTATCTGCGCTTCTGTTGCCCCTGTGACGTTCTTTAAGGATGTTGCTAGGCGTATCTGTGCAGCTTCATCCTCGATCGCGGCCTTGACTCCATCGATGGCTAACTTGCCAGCGTAAGCGACTGCGGCAACGCCAGCAGCTGCGAAGGCGGCTCCAGCGATCTTGCCGAACTTGCCGATCTTATCTCCGAATGTGCTGACCTCTTTCGAGCCTTTAGTAAGGCTTGCGCTTAGGTCTTTGACTTCACCAAGGATCGCGAGTTTAAGGGTTCTGCTATCTCCAGCCATTAGAACTCCTTAAGTATCTTTGAAAAGGCGCCTTGCCATTCGTTAATGATGTAAGGCTGAATAGCCTTGAGTGTTGGATAGATAAAGTAGCCATAGTTACCAGACTTGAAGCGTGGGGTTCTAACTGGGAACTGCTTAAACCTGTTCGAGCCGAACTCCATGCCACCCCAGAGCTGCTTAGTATTTGCTCCACCAGAGAATCTCTGAGAAGCGAATCCCAGGCTGATCTCACCGACCTTAGAGGACTTAGAAACCTTGCCGCCTTGAGCAATACGGACTGCCACTTTAGTAGCCACAGTTCGAGTACCAGAAGCCTTCTGGATTTGACCTAGAGCATAATCGGCGAGAGCGCCAGAAACCTTCTTGGCTTCCTCGACGGCCTTCTCGTCCATGGCCTTAAAGGCTCTGATTACTTCTCGGATTTCTTTCCGATTGTAAGCATCAACCTGTGCCTGATCCATTACGCTCCTCTAATATCTCGATCGCCGTTAAAATATCTTCCGCCGATTCCCACTCCCTCATAGGGATATGGGTCGCGATGGCTAACTCGACTAAGAGTCTGCTGATACTTCCTCGGCTATGGCTTTTGGGCTATCAGCATCCACGTCTACATCCTCGATGCTTTCCATCCATGCTTCGAGTGGCTTGACTGGTTGTCCTGCCGCTTCTCGCTTCATCGCGCTATGAGCTACGAATAAGATGTCCCACATTCCCGAGAACTCCGATATAGATTTCTTGGTAGCCACTTCCCATTTGGCGAAGTCTGGTGGATAGGCCACATAAGTAGCCTGATCCCCCGACTGGTATTTAATTGTGATTGCTTTTTTCATCTTTGCTCCCGTTGGTTAGATTATGAGATTGTTAGGGTTGGCTTTGCTGTTCCCTGTAGAACGAATGTGATTTCCTGAGCATCCTTACCTGAACCGCCAGCATTTGGGAATGATGGGAATACGTTGCCAGTAAAGACTGCGCCTGTTGCAGCTGTGAACGAATAAGCGAGTGATGTGTTAGGCGCTGATGAAGCCGCTGTCCACATAGCCTCGCATAGTGAAGAAGCTGCGCCCCAGTCAGCAAGCATGGTTACTGAGAGAGTGGCTGTTGTATCAAGTGCGAAGAATTGCTTTCCATCGATTGTCTCATAAGCATTGCGCTCAAGTTCAACCGCTAGAGTTGTTGATAGTGTTTGATCGCCGTATGCCGAACTAGCAATAGTTAGCGTAATATCGCGACCGGTGATGACTGTTGTTGCCATTTTGTCTCCTTAGACTGTTCGCGTGTAGTGGGTACTAACGCCTATATCGGCTACTAGCAGATTGCTCGCGCCTACTTGTGTGACTGTTGGACGTTGCACATCGCTCACTTCATAACCTGCTGGAATGGCGAGAACAACGCTTTCGATAAGTTGCTCGATGTTGTCGAGCGATGCTGGATTGCTTGAGTAAGCCACACAGCAAGATATAGTGAAGTTGAGTTTGCACTTGAAGGTATTGTTACCAATCGTGTCGAACTCCATGTAAGGTGAAGATGGGACGAGAACTACCGCCGGGACTGGTACGTTTTCTGGTACGTATGAAAAGACGTTAGCTGCTACTGATCCAAGTGCTGTGGCAAGTGGAGTGCGGACGGCTGAAAGAATAGTTGAGGCTGGCATTATTGGGCGATCGTTCCGACATCGACGAGTGAACCTAGGAGACCTACGCAGCGATTGTAGAGTGAGCGACCCATCCTGAACGGACTTGGACTAAAGTCCACGCCTTCGATCTGGCCACCTGCTGCTGTGCGACTCTGGAAGATTTCGACAGAGACGACTAGGACGGCTGATTCTACTGCGCTGTTGCCGACATAAGTCGATGCTCCAGTAAGGGTAGCCAACCCTGATGGGATGATGTTCTTAGAGATGATATCAGCGTTAGTTATTGCCGCTGAGAATGAATCGTCATCGAGTAAGTCTGTTGTGATTGTTCGAGTGCCATTAAAAGGGCTACCGCATCCGCTGATAACTACGGACTGGCCTTCTCCGAATGGGTTCATCTGAACTGTTGAGAAGTAAGCGACGTTATTGTTAAGCGAGACTGCATCGATTGCGACTGAGTAAGTCACGAGCATTGGCAAGATAATCGCCTCTGCACTATCGATGATGTCTGATAGAACCGCGTCCGAATACAGAGAGGAAGAAACGCCAAGCGTTGATCTAAGCTCGGAAGCCGTGATAATTGTTGGCATTTCTTTCCTCTCGGTAAACGACTGGGGAGGCGATCGGGAGCAACCGCCCCCCCATGATTAGTTAGTTATTAGGTAAGGTTCCAGCGACGAACGCCTGCGCCGACCTTTGTTGCGATTGCGTAGTAACCATAAACGGCTACCTGCAAGCGACCATTGGCAAGTGCTTGGACCTGAACCTGAGTCTTTGGAGCCTCATAGAATGTGACTGCTTCTGGAACTACCAAGAATGCAGAATCATCGATGAGAGTTGTTACAGTCATGTGTGGATCAACGAAAAGGTTAAGACCCATGACTGTACCTGTGATGCTGTTTACGCCGACTGCTCCTGGAGCATTTGATGGCTGTGCAGCTGTGAATAGTGGACGATTTGTTGTGTCCTCAGCTGAGATGATCTTCTCCCACCATGCTGTGTTAGCGATGATGTTCTTGGCGAACTTTCCTGCTGCGTTGTACGCTGCTGGAACTTCCTTGCCAATGTAAGACTTAAATCCTGCGATGTCTGCCGCTGTTGCAGTTGCCTGTGTTCCACCAGCAACGAGAGCTGCTACTAGAGCCTGATCTGTTGCCTTTGCGTATGCGTAGTTGAGTTCCTTGATGAGTTCATCGTAGAACGCAGGTGATGAGCGATCTAGGAGTTCCCATGAGATCGTCTGAAGTCCGGCAGCCTTCTTAACATCTACTGTGATGTAAGTTGAAGCCATTTCAGTTCCAGCAAGTGCTTCGCCTTCTGTTGAAGATGAATCGATTGTTGGTGCAGTTGAAAGCTTAGGAATTGTAAAAGACATTCCGCTTTCCACTAGGTTTCCGCGTGAAACTGCATCCACTGCTGGACGGCCATCGATTGAAGTTGTGATGAACTCGTTTAGGTGTGGAGCGAGAGTAAGACCTGTGTTTGTTGAAGTATCGTTTGTAGCCTTGACGATCATGCGTGCTTCGTCATCGCCCATCGATGCCTTGATGTTCGCCTCAAGGAACTGACCTGCTGTGAGGTTAGTGTTGATGCGTGGAGTTGCGTAGAATGCTGGCTTTGGAGCAGCAGCCTCTACTCTTGTCGCTTCTACCGCTTCAGTTACGGCAGGAGCTTCTGGAACGGTAGTGTCTGACACTTGTTCTCCTTCTGTTGGTTGGGTTGCATCTGCTACCTCTTCAGGAGCAGAATCTTCTGATGCAGCGACTTCAGCAACACGCGCTGAATCAATTGCTGGATCGGTGACGAGTGAAGTCTCGACGATCGATGATTTGCTGATGACCATAACGCCATCTTGGTTGTCCCATG